AGGGGCTTCCAACTGGAGTCCGTAACCGCAAGCGCACAATCCTAACCAAGATCATCCGCTGGTTCATTTAAAAACTAGCTTAAACTCTTACTACCATGAAACTTCAAACCATCATCAATCAATTCGGGTTTCTCACGCGCACCTCCACCAGCGGCTGCACCATCGTGGAAGCACCCATTGGCACTGAGTATCGCCGCCATCTGTTCGATCTCATTGACTACGTAGTGACAGGCTGCGCGGGTGATATGGTGTGGCTTAGTCCGCGCCATCGCAACTGCGGTGTCCCCTACGGTAATTAAAAACTAGCTTAAACTGATTACGTTATGAATATACCAAATAAAAAAGGATTCCTAGTTAAAAGCACGTTTTGCCCAAGCACTCCAGAGAGAAGAGACTGCTGGGAATACATAACAACCAAGGGTGATTTGAATCGCTTCGTCCCAGGGACTGCTCGCTATAACACCGCGAAGCTTTCTCCAACTCGCGAAGCGGCAGAGAAGTTCGCTCGCAAACACGGCTTCGAAGTGTTTGAAGTGGTTGAGACAGTCTAACATCTAACATCTAACATCTAACGCCCACGGTCTAACAGATCGTGGGCTTTTAAAAACTAGCTTAAACTGATTACGCAACCAATACCAAATACACTATGAGAAAAGGATACGGACCAACACACGTCAGCTACCACCTCCCCCTTGAGAGATTCACCGAGATGGTGAAGAACGGCATCAACATCGCTCAGGGAGTTGATGACAATAACAAAGTGCTTTACACCGCACTGCCAAAGAATCTATCGGCAGACTCGATCAAACGCATCTTTGATGATGCTGATTGCGTGGCTTACCACGGAGGTGTTCAGATGATCATCCCCCGTCATCTTGCTTAAAAACTAGGGGGGAGCGCATCCTACACGCTCATTTAAAAACTAGCTTAAACTGATTACGTTATGAAACAACCACACATCATCCGCTTCTTCAACTGGGTTACTTACAGCACCACCAAGTCTGGTCGCTCTAAGAAAACTAACGTCAATGCCACGCCAGCAGAATTGCTAGTCTTTGCCAAGAAAGGCATTGACTTCAACGGTGCGAAAGCAATCATTGCCAGTGCCTTGGGCGTTGCTGGTGATGATATTTCCATTTGCGATGTCACCAATCTGGTGACGTGCGATGACAATATCATTCAATTTCCCGCATAAGAATCAAAGGGGGGAGCGCATCCGACACGCTCATTTAAAAACTAGCGTAAGCTAGTGACATGCCTACTACCAATACTACCAATACTACCATGCCTACTATTGTAACTAAAGAGTCGTTGCTTGCCATGCTGCAAGCGTCCCGCGAGCGTCAAGCCAAAGTCGTCGGTCGCGCTCTTGTCGCTCTCTTCCACCGTCAAACGGGGGATGAAAAGGACACGAACGCCACCCATCACGAAAACGATCTGGGTTTCCAGCACTCGGACGCAAAGCGCGGGACAATCACCGCCAAGTATTTCCTGAAGCATGGAACGCTCCAAGACTGGCAAGTTGAGCCATGGCTCGCTCCGCAAGGTCGCAAAGGGTATCCGCGCATTGTGAAATACTCCCGTCAACTCAATGAGATTGCCCTTGCCAAAAGCAAGGGTTAATCCCTTTTAAAAACTAGCTTAAACTGATTGCGTATGAGATATAAATACACCGTCACCGAGTATCAGCAGAACCCACCTTCGCTCGGTGGGAACTGGGATAGCGGCACATACACCCGCGTGTGCTTCTCCAATAGCCCCAAAAAGGCTACCACCTTTCGAGGTGCTACCTTCTCGCGCTTCACAGGCGTTGAGGGTTGCCCTATCATGTCACTCTCCAAACTTGAGTGCGATGGCAAGGTCATTTTCGAAGAATGGGATTGATTTTAAAAACTAGCGCAAGCTGGTGACATGCCTACTACCAACAACAACACCATGACCATTAAATCCGCCACCACCAAAAACTTGTTCACCACCCTAACAAAAGTCACCGTCGAATTTGAAGACGGTTTCATTGAAAAGGGTGAAATCGTTTTCATCCCTAACTTTTTCTTCCCTGCTTACTATGAAGAAGAGACTAACTTTGACGGGTGGGCAATCCATTATCCTGAATGGTTTATGGGTGGAAACGCTCCCGATTGCCATGAATATACTCACCTTGGTGAGATGGTTCAAATTGCTGATGGAGTCTATCAGGCTGATGACACCAACTTCGGAAAAATCACCATCCGCGTAGCATAAGAATCAAAGGGGGGAGCGCATCCGACACGCTCATTTAAAAACTAGCGTAAGCTAGTGACATGCCTACTACCAATACTACCATGCCTACCACCATCGTCTCCATCATCTCCCAGCCTCAAGAGGCTGTCGATCTTGTCCTTCTCTCCAGTGGAGAGAAAATCGCCATCTGGAATGGCGCAGCTTGTTACCACACGCCCGATAGCGCGGAGGGTAACATCAAAGTCGGAGCAACGCTGGTTGCTAAGACTTCCGAAGTTTCTTGGAACGGCGAACCGTTTGACATGTTCACGTTTGCATGATCAAACGGAAGGCTCCCCCCTTTTAAAAACTAGCGTAAGCTAGTGACATGCCTACTACTACTACCATGACCAACACACAAAAGATCAACAAGCTGAACAAACTATTCCCTAAGATCAACGCAGTTTCCACCGAAGAGTGGGATGGTCGTGAGGGAGGCATCTGGTTTCGCCAAGAGGGAGAGACACACTCCGATGGTAATTACTACTTCGACTACTACAACATGAACGGGGACATGGTTCACCCTGAGCTTGAGAAAGCTTTGAAGAGCATGGACTTGTTCGCAGAGCCAAATGACCCAGGGACATGGTTCGCATGGGACGCATAATCCTTTTCTAACATCTAACAGAAACGCCCACGGTCTAACAGATCGTGGGCGTTTTTTTGTGTACCTGTAGGCTAGTTTTTAAAAGGGTGTGTTTAAAAACTAGGGGGGGGTCTGTTTGGATTTGCTTAGTTTTTAAGTGGAGGGGGGGAGGGGGGTAGGATGCCATGGCTAAATTATTTTATATAAAATTCTTGGAAATCCACCTATTGAAAAAAAATTTTTTTTATGGAAAAATTGGAATTTTCCTATATTCGCGTCTCTTTCAAAAAATATTTTTTTTGTAAGGAGAACAATGATTTAAAGTGTAAGACCATCGGTATCAATCGTTTTGATATATTTTTTATATCTCCGATTGGGTAGAGGTCGTTCTCCTTGGGTTCCCATTAATTTTAATATAGCTTTTTTATGGTTTGAAGGGAGCTTGAGAAATTCCTCCACTCCCGTTGCCCATAACTCATCATTATTTGACATTCCATAAGAATCTACCCACTTTACCAGATCTTTCATCTGTTCCCTAAATGGAGATTGTTCCTTTCCTGCAAGGTTATCTCCTGATTGGGGGAAGTTTTTTTGATTTATAGTAATTTCAAAGATATTGAATACGAAATTGATTATAAGGACAACAATACCCAATCTATGAGTATCTAATTCATCAAATTTATTACTAACTTCCGTATAAGAATCATCATTAGCGAATATAAAATTCTCGTTATGTTTTGTTTCACTTAATAGATAATCAGAAATGGATTCAAATTCTGATACCCAATCTTCTCCATCTTCCTTCGCCCAATTCCAATCACTCTCATCCGCTTCCACTGAACGTTTTATATTCTTTATTAGATTGTCATAAAATAACTTTGTCAGGGCATTGCTTAGATAATTAAGTTGTTTATTATAAATTCCCATATCAACATGCCAAAATTGTGATTTGTTTTGCATGTCATTAATTATTTTTAATATTAATTTTCTGGTTTTACTTTTGAAGTTGTCTCTCCAGACTTTAAAAAATTCTTGGTCATTTATTTTCCATGGGGAACCGTCTTCATCATACTTGTTGGAAACATAACTTTGATAGATATTTCTGACTGTATACATCATATCTTTAACAACTTCGTTCCAAATTAAACTGTTATAACCACTGCCCAATAATTCTTCTGTTTTTTCAAAATTAGTATACTTATAAATATTTTTGAATGGTTCCTTTTCCTTCTGTTTTTGAGCGGTGGAGAAATTTGTTTTGTATTGGTTTAATAGAGTATTGTAGTATTCGCTGACAGCTCTTTTAAATCCTTCGGAATTGTTGAACATCCATAGGTGCGCCCATTCATGGACTATCACTTTGATTAGATAATTTGGATCATTGATTTGATTTAAGGATACTGTCATGTATTTTCCTTTGCGATGAGCATAACCCCCAACTCCTCCCCCCGATACCCAATTCACTTCCTCTGACAAATCCTTGATCAATATGTTGGAATGCATGGAAGGGAAACCCATCTTGGTGATTATCTTTCTTGCTTCCGTGCAAGCGTTCGTTATTTTTTCTTTCAATTCATTTATGCTCTCTACTTTATCTACATCATCTTTGAAAAGATAAACAGAGAACATAGGTAATTTTGTTATGGGGATTACCTTTTTTGATTGGGAGAATTTTGCTTCTCTTATTAAAAAGTATTCGTGGAAAGATATCATCCTATTATTTAATCACATAATGGACATTGTTCCCATGTGCTTACCGATCATGACATTGAACATTTCATCTAAAGCCCATTTGAATTGATTAATATATTCCCAAGCTTCATCTTCATCTTGTAATCTGTAATTACGTGCTGTTGATTTACCCCATGCTTGTTTGTTACTGTCTTGTAGAATTTTTGGCGGGTCATTGAAAGTCAATTCTCCATCATGTAGTAACCAATAGGCAAATGCTTCGTGATAGAATTCTGCGGGTCTTACGAGCTTACCCATTCTTGCGCTACGGAACTTACCGATCTTTTGGAAGAAGTCTCTTACATAATAATCAGATGAATAGCGTAAGTCTCTGGAATTACTTGTGTTTATATTGTAAGCTTGTTCAAAAAGATTTTTTAGGATGTTTGATATGTTTCTATTAATATAATTTAAATCATTATTTCTCCTAAATGTTGCTGCGAAGCTATGTCCAATTCTATGGGCAATTGTCCATGGAGTCAGAGGGACTTTTTCTGCTGCTGCATTATTGGTGAAGAATACTGTGATTTGGTCGTTCTCTGGTTGGGGGAAATCTTTACCTACTTCCAGACCCAGATGTTCTTTTACAAATTCGGGAGTCACTAGACCTTTTTCTGCTTCTTTCCATGCTCCCGCTTTTTTTACGAAATATAAATTAAAATCCCAATTACCAATGCGATTGAAAGTATTTTCCAATTTCTTCAGTCCTGCGGGAGAAGATAGGATACCAATTGATGCTTTATCATAACCATGACGATTCTTTTTGTCTTCCCACTTTCCAATCTTTTGTAGATTGGTCAAAGCCATTTCTTGGTAGATTTGTTGTAGGGAAAGTTCGTCTTGGTTCATTCTATTATTTAATCATAATTGGAATATATCGTTTCGGTGGTTGCCCCTCAAAAATTTTTTTCAAAAGAAATATTTAACTTTATTATATTAAATATTATCATGAACAAAGATCGTATCATATTGGAGAATATTTACATGGAAATGGCATATGGTTTTGCAGAAGGATCAATACCTATGGATATTAAAGGTATGATGGACTTTGTAATTAAGGCAGATAAAGAGAAACCAAACACCACAATCCCTTTTAGCTTTACCGCAGTTACCACACCAAGAAAATATGAAAAACAATTCCCTCACCAACAATTATATAAAATCACTCAAACGATTGGAGAATTGGGGGAATACCAAAAAGAAGTTAATAGACAATTAACTAAAAGGGGTGATGAAGGGGATTTTGAAGCACAGTCAAGTAATACTGTAGGAGAAAGACTCTCCCGTAGTGTGGGGATTTCTAAGAGAGGATTATCTTTAATCATGTTTAATTCTAATCTAATTAAGAATAACGTAACGTTTTATGTCATTCGAGATAATCAGGGAAACTTAAAAGAAATTGATAAGGAAGAAGCCAAACAATATATGTATCCATCTTCAGGTGGTAAATTTGAAACTGATGTGAAATGGAGAACTTATGGATTTGATAAGATGGTTGGTTTAAGAGTTAATAAACAGGAAATGATTAATACTGAAATAGACGATGATAAAATGGAAGTGTTCGATTTCATTGGTCACAAGCTAAGAGCTTAAAATATTAATCACATTATGGATATTTCTCCATATGTTCCACCATGGTATGAAATATTTCCTTCCCCTGTCAATAGATTAAATATTTTTATGAGAACTTTTCTAGAATCTTTCTATGATATCCAAGAGCTATCTCCGAATAGTAAGCTACGAGATATCTCGAATACTCACTATCTTAAAGTGTATCGTTCTTCGGCTCGTCCCAATAAGAACGACTATACTTCAGGTTCTCATGCGGGAACTAAGCAACAAGCTCTGATTCGTGCTGATTATATGATCAATGACGAAGGGAGATTCGACAAGTATTATCTTTATGAATTAACTATTAGAATTGATAAAGTGTATCCCAAGTTACTACCTGATGATGGAACAGATCATGGATATGATTATGTAAAAGATTTGGGTGATTATGATATTGCTTTCTACAAAAATACAGGAGAAGGTGATATCAGAAATGAGAATCTTTCCATTATCATCATCAATCCTGACAGTGTGGTTGAATCTAAGATGGTTGAAGAGATCGATGGGGAGTATTTAACTACTATTCAGGACGAATTATATTAAGTATTATAATGCGTAGCTTTAATAAATTGTATAAGGAATTGATGGAGAGTGTCATTTGGCAACCAAAAGTCACTATTCCTTTAGGTATAAAGAGAGATGACAAAGACAGTGGTTTCAAAGATGACAATCCTCTTATAAAAGCATTCGCATTATCAAATCCAGATAATTTAGCGATGGTATTCGCCTTTGTATTTTATACTATGCAAACACCTTGGGCAGAAGTGTTACATGGTTTCCCAAAATTTATTGAGTGGTTTTATACGAAAGCAGTTGTGAGAAAGGGGAATCGATTAGTGGTTAATAGAAATGTGGAACCACCATCGTTTCTGGGTCATCAAATGACTGGTAAGCATAAAGAAACTGGATTATCGACTCAAAGATTATCACAATTTTATGATGTTTATGATAACAGACAAACCATTTATGAAAATGTTGTCAAAAGAATAGACGATGTTTTTGAACTTTTCGACTACGTTACAACCATAAAAGGTTTAGCAAAAGCTAAAGCTGCTTTTGTAGTGCAACTGATAAGTGGTGATTTAGGATGTTTCGATAGTATTAATGTCAAATCATATGATGTCACTGGATTAAATATGGCTAGTCCCGCCAGAGATAAGCATGGTAAATTGACCAAAGGTGGTAGGAAAAATTTAGAATCATATATTGAATATAGTAGTCCAATGTCACAAATTTTGTGGGACGATTGGTGTAAAATTGTTGAGCATAAATTTTTATATGCTGGCAAGTTTTCTAAAGAAGAAAAAGCGAGAGACGAGCATAAAGTAATAGCAACTAAAAAAGGAGATAATATCAAATATCAAACAGCATACGCACCAAATAAAAGAACCAAAGATAGATTGGAAGATTATACCAATAAGAGATTGAAAGGTTCTAAAATGGATGGAAGAAATGTTAGTAAAGATCACTACACCATTTTTAAAGATATAGAACCCTTCATCAAAAAAGAATCATTCGATCAACAATATGAAATGTTAATGAAGGAATACGTAGAAGACTTTGATCAGAAATGGGATAAAGCTGTTGAGCAGATCATCGAAAGCGTTGGAGGATACATACCAAGTATGATGACCAAACAACAACGACAAGTGATTGTAGATTCAATCAAAAATAAAACATTATCCAGAAAAGATACAATTCAAGCATTGACAAAGATCAATCCATCTGATATGATGGCGATCACGGAAAAATTAGATACCAACACTTTGAAATATTTGGCGGGGATGACTGATAAAAGTAGAACAGAAACTCTTTCTTTTCTCAGAAGAGGTATTAATAAAATAAAAGACAATATGCATTCATCTACAAATAAATCACCTATGACTGATGATGTCATGATCAGAAAACCAGTAGATATAACCGCAAGAAAAGTTGTGGTAGATCCTTACACCGAATCATTTAATCATTAAAATAATAATTTAATCTTTGTGCTGTTTCTCCATCTTGGAGTAATATTTTGGATCTTCTTCCACATGCTGTTTAGCAATCGTTTTCGCCAACTTCTTTCCTAACTTTGTTTTTCTCTTGGAAGGAGCAATATGTTCTTGTTCTACTTCTTCTCCTTTGGAAACCTCTGGTTTAGGAAGATCTTTTTTTTCAACTTTCTTGAAGTAGTCATTAAAGAAATCTTGGAATTTTTTCATAGTATTATTTATTATCTAATTAAATTAATCAATTTTGCAACTTGATCACTGACATATGGTTGGAAATCTTTTGGTGATCCAAATCCTGCTCTCAAATCTAAAGTATCTTTTGACACTTTCATTTTATTAAGTTTAGAATAAAGATTTCCCGTGTTGTGTTCCAAGTCCATCAACTTGTCAAATGAACCCATTAGAGCGGATACTTTTTCTCTGCGGATGGCATTGTCTAATTCTTTCACTGCTTGAGTGATTTCAGCCCATTTTTTACCACCATATAAATTAGCATTTTTTTCCCAAAAAGGAGCAGACATAATACTAGTAGTATCGTTATAATCAAAAACATCAAACCATATACCACCTTTTCCTTCGTTGTGTGCTTTTGCTAATTTTGGGAGGAGGTTATTCTCTTTAAACCATGTAACTACTTCTTTTGAAGGTATTAAATATTCATCGAAAATATTTTCTGCTTCATCAGCAATCGCTTCTTTAGATTCCTGTAGAAGAGTATTTGCTATAACTACCAATGCTTCTTCAAAATATCGATCAACTTTTTCTCTTACTTTATAATTACGAACATTGGTATCTTCGTAATTGTATGCTGATTTGCCACCCCCCAATTCCCACCATAGAGCATATAGCGCATACAAATCCATGATAGCTTTATCACCAGAGGATGGGTAAACATATTGAGCTTCTAAAAGAATTTTTCTTCTTTTATTTACAGGAGGTAATTCCCCATTTGCGAATCTTTCAAAAAAAGTTTTAAAGTTATTCATTTTAAGTTATCTACAATTTTTTGAATCTCTTTCAGTAATAGATATCGACTTCTTTTGCCATTAATGGTTTTAGGTTGTCCAACTTCTTCAAATACAAAATCACGTTCTTTTTCAAATGCAAAATCACGTCCTTTAACTTTGGATAGGAACGGACCTGAATGTTTACCGAATTTTCCTTCACCAACGGTTTGTTTAACATCTAAACCAGGATATGCGTCTTCTCCATCGGAAGTTCCCCATAAATAAACACCTATTCCACCCGCTGGAATGATTAAGACTGAATCTTGATTAAAAGCTTTACCCATTTTATATAAATCTTTCGCCAGTTCCCCATCATCATCGCCTTCTACTTTGTCATTGACTACGAAAAACGAACGCTCATTAACATGTTTTTCAACTGGATTATAAGCATCACCACCACCTTTTCTAGCTAGAATTTCCTCACGCTTATCATCATCGATAAAATCTTCGATAAATGTTCCCAATACTGTGGTAATGGAATATCTTTTCGATTGGAGATATGCTAATATTTTTTTATTGTTGAGCATATTTTCTTTGTATGATTTATCATTCCTAAATGCTGTAACAATTCCAGCAGCATGTTTCTGAATTTTATTACGAACTCTATTTAATCCACTTTCTTGTAGTAAGTCAGTGTAAATATCTCCAATTTCATTATTGTCTTTATTTTTCATATTATTCAAATTTCTTCTATTGCTTTAAATTTCTAGATTGAAAATTACAATTTAACTAATCATCGACACTCTCACTTAATTTTTTACGATATCCATATTCAGCAGCAGAAGGATACCCTCCCGTAACCTGTTTCAAGTCCGATGGATCAAATCCTCTAAATTCCCATACAATTTTCTTTTCATATGGTGTCATATTAAATCCAGTATGCGCTCTCATTAGAATATCAACAATCTCATCGTGTGACAATTCGGGATAGATTTTACTTTTGAGTTCTTTAGTCTCACCAGATTCGCTCTCTCTATAATTGTCACCAAAATAATTGAACTGACTTGAATCAGTTGCAGACCAGAAAAAATCACCCAATTTAAAATATTTATTCAAACTTTTTAAATCATCTGGTTTCAATTGACGTTCTCTACACCAAAAAACAATTACATTGACATTTTTTTTCAATGTTTTAGATGCGACCGAAAACCATATTCTACCCGCTCTGGTATTCCGTCTAGTGTCTGTTGTCATTCCTGATTTCTGTTTCTTTGCAAAAAATTCCAAGTTTGACATGTCAAATTTACCCAAGAAAGACACATCATCGTCTTTAAGAATCTTTTTAACATCTTTAATTGTAGTATCTGAATACATTGATTGCAGATAACTCATCATTGCTGGAAAAGGTATAATTTTTAAAGCTGCTGCTAACTTAGTAAAAGCAGAAAATATATACGGATGTGTACCTTCATTGTGGTTTATTGTTCCAATCAATTCTGAATTTTCCCCAATAAAACAAAATGGTCTGGTGTTGTCGTCAAAATTTTTAACAATACCATCAAATTCGAGTTTATCAGGACTACTTCTAGTGACTGGTATTTTTACGTTTTCCGATAAAACAATTCCTCTTGCTGCTGCACGTTTTTCCAGAATTTTATTATATAATTCTCTTATGTTTAATTCATCACTCATAATTCCAAATATCTTCTATTGTTTTAAATTTTTTTATTAATAATTCCAAATTTCTAGATTGAAAATTACAATCAATCATAGTCTTTACAGTATGCATACAGGACTTATATGACGATTCGTAATTCAAATCAGCCATTTTAGGCTCGTGTTCAACAATCATCAATACTGTATCATACATTCCTGATGGATGGGGAATCGGATCGCATGTAAAAATAACTTCCACTCCATCACTATTTGGAGCATTGATCATATATTCTTTGGGATAAATTACTATCATTTATTTTAATTTCATATAGACTACCACTGTTTTAGCATTTCTGTCGATGTTGTCATCGTCGTCAAGAGAATAGGAAATACCATTGAACACTGGATAAGGCATTGTATCATCGTTTTTATCTTTGTCAATAACAAAACCATTTCGACTGTAGAGTTTGTAGAGTCCCTTAGACTCAATACCGCCATTACCATCTTGTTCCGCAAAACAATCTAAACGTCTAGCACCATTTTTAATAGCACTTTTAACAAGAGCATCTCCTGATGGTTCTTCAGATGAGAATACGGAAACTAATTCGTCACCACCTTTGATACAATATCCACTTGTATTATTTGGACCAACAAAACATTCCATCTCAGCATATTTTTTAGGCTCGTAAATAGTGATATTATCTTTAATACCTTTAAACATTCTATGTTTTGGATGATCTGGATCAGCACGTTTATCGTCTGATTTCATATAACCATTAATGATTTTATAAAAATTTCTCCAATCGACAGGTTTAAATTTTTCAGAATCTTCAGGATTCAACCTACGACCAATTTTTAATTGCTCAGGTGATAATTTACCAATGTCTGAGAATGCTTCCCAAAAAAATTTATAGAATGACTGCATTCTATTATTTAATCATTCCCCAAATATTTGTCAATCACCATGGTGAAATAATCAGCAAACCAACAAATGGAAGATGCGTAGAATCCCCATAGGGGAATCAAGAATGGTGTGCCTGTCCAAAACATTCCAAAGAAACATCCCACCCAAAATCCGAGACACATACAACACTTAAACAATTTCTCAAAGAATTTCATTTTAATCAAACGATCTCGAATAGGATTTAGAATTGATCCGTATTTCAGGATCAGACAAGCACCAATCAATACAAAAGATTGAAACCAAAGACTCATCCTAGAATAAGTTTTTGATTATCAATCGTTTTTACACCATCGGAAATCAGGAGTGCTTCTTCTTTTCTCACAATAATTTTGTTACCAAAATCATCAGTGATTTCTACCATGCCGTCTGTGAGTTCTGTAACTACTGGGCAACTTTTTCCTTTGCAGCACAATTTAACACTATTATTTGTCAATACTTTGATCATACTAAATTATTTATCCGAATATTCGAGAAATCAATGATTTTTTATCTTTCAAATTATAAACAAATACTTTCAATCCTTTATTTTTAGAATAATCAATCATGTGTTTAGTGCCTCTCGATTCCCCATCCCATATTGCAACAAGAGCATCTGCATAGTCACCCATTTCCTCATTCCTGCGTAGTCCTGCCGATTTTCCAAATTTCTTCCAATTAGCTGGGAATTCTTTAATAAAAATATTATTTTGATTTGCCCATTGTTCCCCAAGAGTATCTACGCCACGAGCTTTACCTGATACCACCTCAGTTATTTCAGATAACCAAGGACACTCTTCCATCGCTGAAAGAACATCCCGATATTCTATATTACTTCGACTTCCTGCGATTATCGTTTTCATCTTCGATTGTAAAGATATCATCGACTTTTATTTTTCTCCACAATAACTTTCATAAACATTGGAAAATTCTTGATTCGTTGTTGCGCGATTTTTTTAGAAGCACAAAAAACATCGATCACAATATTATTTTTACCAATTTTTTTAGAAGCAGTTCTAGCTTTCACTGCACTACCAGTATCAATTGCTGTAGCAGTTATACCCATTTGAGGAATAATTACTTTACTACCATAAGGAATAATTTTTGGATCAACTGCTACGGTTTTTCCACAGATCGCTTTTTTACCAGTAGAAGTTTGTGATCCAACTTGACCACCATTTCCTGACCAATAATAAGTGACTCTAGCAGTGTATTCTTCAGAATTACCACATAACATCATAAACAATAATATACAAGATATTTTCAACATGTTTCCAATTTAGCATATTTTTTTCATTTGTCAAGTACTAAATAATAATATGAGTGAATTAAATAAAAATGTTTTTCCCGATACCATTAAATTGGAAGATTTGGGTATTGTCAAAGGAACGAGAAAATTTCGTCTTTTGGCAGATTTTCGTTGTTATTACAAAGGTAAATTAATTACCGTTCCCAAAGGATTTATTACTGATGGTATATCAGCACCCAAATTTTCATGGGCTATTATCGGACCTTATGGACCTGCTTTCCCTGCCGCTCTAGTCCATGATTGGTTATTTTCACCATTTAATACTGAATATGATTGGAAAACGTCAAATTGGATGTTTCTCGAATTGATGAAAGAAGCTGGAGTTGGATTCACCATGAGATGGACTATCTATTCTGCTGTGGTTGCTGGTTCTTATCCTATATGGAAAAAAAGAATTAAAAATTACGGACACTAAATAATAATATGAAAGTTTTGGAAGATCATTGGGTAGACACTGCAAAAAGAGTTCCATTGGAAGGTGGGAGTAAAATGAGCGTTCGTAGATTTCTTATCCAACATTTTACAAGTGGTGCAACTGGAATGTCCTCAATTAATTTTTGGAAAACACCAGATGCTAAAGGGGCATCAGCACATTTCGTAATTGATAGAGACGGCACATTATATCAATGTCGTCCTTGCAATCTTACATGTGGACATGCTGGTAAATCAAAATGGACTCATGCTGGAAAAACCTATGAAAACTTAAATTCCTGTTCGATTGGTATAGAATATGCTAATGCCGGGGATTCTACGAATTTAATTCGACGCTATTCTAAATTACCACCTCTTAGAGCCAAACATAAGAATGGTGGTCCAATTTGTGAATGGGAACAATATACTTCAGAACAAATTGCAACTGGTAAAGAATTGAGCAATGTTCTAACCAAACGTTATACTCTAGATGCTATTTTAGGACACGAGGACATTGCACCTGATCGCAAAGTTGATCCAGGACCAGCATTCCCCATGGAGGAATTTCGTAAATATTGCGGATTTTAAATATGTTTGTGATGGTTATTTTCCATCAGAAACCGTTGGTTTTTCAAACTTATACCCGAAAAATACGGAACCGTCTTCACTTTTACGGAATATGCCATTGGGGGATTCCAATTTAAAAGGAACTCCACAAGAATTAAACAAGAATACACTTACAAATGCTAAAATTAATTTTTTCATGACAATATTACTTATTCGATTTATCCAATTTTTCTCTCAATGTTCCAAGTGCTAATCTGACAGCATTATTAATTGGGGAATCTCCGATATATTCATCTTCAACATCTTGGATAATTTTTAAAATTCCTCCCAATTCTTCTTCTTGCTCACCATAAACGTGGGAAGTCACCATCGGTGGTGCTATTCCAATTATTTGTTTATTGTAAGACAATTTAGTTCCCGCTTCTTGAGGAACTTCTTGCTTTGGCACTCTTTGGGGTGGGTTGAAACCACTTTGATATTCCAAAATCAAATCAGTATAGATTTGTTGTAAAAATTTATCCATAATATTATTTAATTTGATAACATAGATTTCAATGTTAAATAATGTTATATGAAAAGGTGGGGATATCGAAACGAGGAGGAAAAAGAGGAAAATAACTCAAATATACCAAATATCATCATAACATCTGCAAATGAAGAACAAGCAACCGTTAATAGTGGTATTCGAGTTATTAATAATAAAATTTTATTCTATGCTGATATTGATGAAGGATCTGTTTTGGAATTAAACCGTGTTTTACTCGAATTGGATTGTAAATTACAAAGTATTAAAATCTTTGATGATAATTATGAACCTATCATCCATCTCCATCTTAATACCTTTGGAGGTGTTATTTTTGCAGCATTTTCTACTGTCGATACAATCCGTAGATTAAAATCTAAAGTCTACACATATGTCGATGGTAATACCGCATCCGCTGGAACTCTGATTAGTTTAAGTGGTCATAAAAGATATATGGGACAACATGCTCATTTCCTCATTCACCAATTAAGTTCTGGTGTCTATGGTAAGTTCTCAGAAATGGAGGATGAAATCGCCACATGCACTAAATTGATGAAAGTTCTCAAAGATTTTTATAAAAAACACACCAAAGTTCCAATGAAAAAATTGGATGATCTTATGAAGAGAGATATTTGGTTGGATGCTCAAGAATGTCTTGATTATGGGATCATCGATGAAATTCTCTAAAAAAGGGGGTTGATTTTTTTTAGTTCGTGGTATATTTAGCAAAACGAACCAAAAAAAATTAAAAGAAAAACGAGAGAAAGCAGAGGATAAGTAATAGACAATTATGAGCATTTTTGACGAACAAATTAGTAGAAAACCAAACAAATACCCATGGACAGAACAGTTTATTGAAGCTATGCATAATGGTTTCTGGACAGACAAAGAGTTTTCATTTAAGAGCGATCTACATCAATTTAAAACTGTTTTAAACGACCAAGAGCGAGAGATCATCATCCGAACACTATCAGCTATTGGACAGATAGAAGTAGCTGTAAAAACTTTCTGGAGCAAGCTTGGAGACAATTTACCACATCCATCTTTACAGGATTTGGGGTTCGTTATGGCAAATGTTGAGGTGATCCATAACAATGCATATGAACGTCTATTGGATGTATTGGAACTGAATGATGTGTTTGAGGAAAATCTAAAGTTGGATTGGATTCAAGGTAGGGTCAAGTATTTGAAAAAATATACACACCGATTCTACAAAGATTCAAAAAAACAATATCTATATGCCTTGGTGTTGTTCACTTTGTTTGTTGAAAACGTTTCTCTGTTCTCACAATTTTACGTTATCAATTGGTTCAACACCAAGAAAAATGTTCTGAAAGATACCAATCAACAAGTTTGCTACACACGAAACGAAGAACTTATACATGCCTTAGTAGGTATCAAGATCATCAATACGATCAGAGAAGAATGTCCAGAACTTTTTGACGAAGAATTCGAAGAGAAAATCATCCAAGAATCACAAGAAGCTTTCAACGCAGAGTCCAAAATTATTGACTGGATGGTTAATGGTATCGATGAAGAAGGATTATCAGCACCATTACTAAAAGAGTTGATCAAGAGTCGAATCAACGAGTCGTTGATCCAGATTGGATTTTCCAAAGCTTTTGATATTGACGAAACGCTAATTGGTGATACAATGTGGTTTGATGAGCAATTGCTTGGTAACAGTATGGTTGATTTTTTCCACGGTAAGCCCACAGAATATTCCAAGAAAAATCAAGCATTTGACGAAGACGAGTTATTTTAAAATATATAAACATGAGTAATATAAAATGGTTAAACGAAGACTCTAGAAAATTTCTAGAAAGAGGATATCTGTTGGAAGGGGAAACTCCAGAACAACGGATGAGAGACATTGCAGAAGCAGCAGAAAAACTTTTAGGGCTTGATGGGTTTGCTGACAAATTCGAGGCTTACTTACATATGGGAGCATATTCTCTAGCATCACCGATCTGGAGCAACTTTGGTCGTGAAAGAGGATTGCCAATTTCATGCTTTGGGAGCTATATTCCCGATACGATGGCGGGAATCGCTAGAAAGTCTTCAGAGATTGCAATCATGACAAAAATGGGAGGTGGAACATCTGCATATTTTGGAGAATTGAGAGGAAGAGGAGAACCAATTTCTTCTGGTGGATCATCTACTGGAGCAGTTCATTTCATGGAAATATCGGAAAGACTCAATTATCTCGCAGGAACACCAATTCATAAATTGGATTATAGTCTTGAATTATTTGATAAGCTTATGGGAGTAGTTTCTCAAGGAAACGTTCGTCGTGGTAGTATGGCAGCTTATCTTCCAATCGATCACCCAGATATCGAGGAATTCTTAAAAATTAAATCTGAGGGTAACGCTATTCAGGATATGTCTATCGGCGTATGTGTTTCTGATGAATGGATGCAAAAGATGATCGATGGCGATAAACAAGCTAGAAAAATCTGGTCACTGGTAATCAAGAAGAGAGCAGAGAGTGGATACCCATACATTTCATTCACAGATACGCTCAACAACAATGCACCCCAAGTTTATAAAGATAAAGGATTAAAAATCCATCACCAAAATCTTTGTAACGAAATCGCTCTGAGTAATTCTGAAGACGAATCGTTCGTATGTGATTTGTCATCTCTAAATCTTGAAGAGTGGGAAAATTGGAAAGATACAGATGCTGTTGAAACGTTGGTATATTTCTTGGATGCTGTGATGACAGAATTCATCAATAAAACAAAGGGGTTAGAGTTTATGGAAGCACCTCGTAAGTTTGCAATCAACCAACGCGCTCTTGGTGTTGGGGTTCTTGGGTGGCACTCTCTTCTTCAGTCGAAGATGATTCCATGGGAGTCTATGGACGCTAAGTTTTTGAATATTGATATCTGGAGTCACATCAGAACAAAGGCAGATCATGCAACAGAAGAATTGGCGAAGATTTTTGGGGAAGCACCACTTCTCGAAGGATATGGTCGCAGAAATGTTACCACTCTCGCAGTAGCACCAACAACATCTAGTAGCTTTATCCTTGGTCAAACATCACCATCGATTGAACCTTTGAACAGTTGTTATTTTGTAAAAGCTCTTGCCAAAGGAAACTTCACATATAAGAATCCATACCTTATGAATTTGCTTCAATGTAAAGGTAAGAATGATTCCGTCACATGGAAATCAATTCTTACTCACGGTGGCAGTGTTCAGCATTTAGATTTTCTCTCACAAGATGAAAAAGATGTGTTCAAGACGTTTGGTGAAATCTCCCAAAAGGAAATCATTATTCAGGCAGCACAAAGACAAAAATATATCGATCAGGGTCAGTCTCTAAACATCACAATTCCCCCAAACACCAAATTAAAAGAAGTCAATGAACTGATGATTTTTGCTTGGGAGCAGGGTATTAAAGGGTTGTATTATCAAAGAAGCTCTAATCCAGCACAAAATCTGGCTAGATCGATTATGAACTGTAAATCCTGCGAGGGTTAATTAATTTTAACAGGTATTTTCTTCTCGTGTAATTGCGCATAGGACTGAGCAACAGTGTTATGCGCATTTATTTTATTATTGTGAGCATCTTTACGAACATCCTCATTAGATTCCATAAGTTTGAGAGGAATATTATTGAAATGGTGACTATGTGGATAAGTCACAATTAAATCATCAGTTGCTTTAGCATAGACTGGGTAAAATTCCCCTGCAATATTACATTCACCAATAATCAATCTACGATCTTGATCGATAGCAAATTTACCAAGCACTACCGTATTCTCTGTTTGCTGCACCTCCAAGGGGGCGGTAACATGTTGGAGGTATGTTTCCCCCTCTACTGCCAATCCACCCCCTACAATTAAATTATTTTTAATTCCCATGGAAGATTCGACATACACTTGTCTATTTGTCCGAAGAACGATTGTCTTTAAAGATTGTAATTCTAGATTACTCTCTGAAGCAATGTGAACACCATGGGAAGCATTTAAATTAATTTGTTTGAAACCACCTCGTAAAACAGTTCCTCCCATTTCAAAAGAACCAGTGGTTTTCAGAGATATACCCCCTGATCCCACAATTCTACTGAAAGAATTTCCAACAATTACGTGATCCTTCCCACAAGGAAAATTGGAAGAGTTATCAACTTCTTCGACTAAAGGAACATAATCATGATTTTTATAAATTCCTTTATCGGATACTAACATTTCAAATGGTTGACTTCTACCTTTTTCATCAATGCGAACTGATGGTAAATCGTTGAATACTGCTCCAATTGTTTCAAATTTATTTCTTTTAGTGATAAGATGTTCATCCCCACCATCACCCATTTTTTCTTCAATCTTGGTTAATTGTTCTTGAGCATCTAAAAATTGTTTGTCGATGTCCAATGCATCTTGATCTTTCTCCCATTCACCATTTTCGGTTGCAGCAGATTTGGAAGCACCAAATTCTAAAACACCTGGAGCTTGAGATCCAGCACCACCAGCACTCTTTTCGATATTTTGTAATGTGATAGAATCTTCTTTTGCTGGATTTCCCGTCCTCTCTGGAACTGGTGTATAAGCAGTGACTTCATCACTCTTAGATGTTCTATATGGTAATTTGGTGTAACCTCCAAATTTATTTTCAACTACGAATACTTTAGAACCTATCACGGGATTGTCATCGCGACTTCCCGATGGAGAACTGGATACACCATTGGGTAATGATGAGCCACCTCTTTTTATTTTAAATTTTGAATTATTATCAGCAATTGGTTTTGCTAAATCTTTCCACTCTTGGAATGCTTGAATTTCTGATTCATCTATAAATCCTTTATAATTATAAAATGTGCCACCAACTCTTTCGTTTTTCCCACCTACTACAAATTCACTAGAATCTCCTTTTATGGTATCAAATTTATCATTCAATACTAGAGTTTGTTTATTATTTGTCGCTAATTCAGAATTGACAGTATTATTCAATAGAATATTACTACCTGATCTTTGAGAAATATGTAGAGATTCATTATCAGTTGTATTATTGATAACAATTGCTCCCCCTCTTTGGTTTAATACTGTGCGGTTTCTATATTTCTTTTTAGACATAATTAATTTTCAAAGTCGGATGGGTAATAAGGAGAAATGTTGGATTCATTATCAGTTCTATTGATAAGTGTAAGACTTCTATAATCTTGAATAACTCCGAAATAAACAGGGAAATTTAAGTCTCCCATGAAATGGAAAACCCATACTTTAGAACCAACTTCAGGAACACCGATTATACCCTTTGTTTTATTACTAAATTTTTGTGATTTGTAACCAAATGAATATGTATTACACTTCACAGAGAATACATCAATTGGTTTATTGAAAGCGTCTCCCATAATGGTATCTTTGTTTTCATAGATAAATGCTGGTGAGAATGATCCCGTTTGTAATGTTGGGGGTTCTTCATCATTCACTTGAAACCCTTCTTCATAATTACAATCAGAAATAGTTGAAATACTATCTTCATCGTTTTGGTAATATCGAGCATTTCCCGATTCACCGATTATTGGGTAGCACGGTTCTGCCCATGGGAGGTTATTGGCTATTTCTTTAAATATTGCAATGTCGTTCCAATTATCAGTTGGATTATTGACACCTGCCATTTTAACATTGATTTCATCGTATTCTTCCAACCAATTGTCAAAAGGTTGGTTAGATAATTCGGGAATATAAATTTTTACTCTATTCAATTTCAAAGGATCATCGTTCTTCACGACAATACCACTATAAAATGATTCATCAGTTCTTTTGGATTCTGCGCCTGAACCACTTCCCCTATTATACATATTACTATTTAAGATAAAAGCACACGAATCAACCGTGTGCTTTCATATACCAATAAAGATTAAAAGTATCTTATTATTAATATCCTAGAAATCTCTTTCTACGAGTATCAGGAGTTGATACAGTGTCTAGTTCAGAGAATGCCGATAGGGGAACAGTGGCAACAGAACTCAGGAATGGGAATACAGAATATGAATTGTCAGTATTCACGATAGCCATTTGAGTATTGTGAAGCGATGCTGGAATATTAAATACCGAACCAAGAACATTTACCGTGACACTTGGATAAGTTGCAAGGGAGAATGCAGATGCAGTATTAACAGTAGAGCCTACTGAAAATTCAACAGGATTGAATGCTAGACCCACATCAGTAGTAGATAAGGAAACTACACCTACTTGTCTGGTTGTAACAACTACGTTAGCACCAGATAGGAATGTGACACCTGTTGCAGAGAGTGTCGTGTTGGTAAGATTGGGACTACCAGTTTTTGCAGCGGAAAGAAGGTTTTGTTGGAACGTATAAATGCTCATATTATTATTTAGCAAAATTGATCAAATTTTAGAAATTATGATAAAGAATTATATGATACATATATAAACGAGGAAACCCGATGCTCTTCGGTGCATCGGGTTTCAAATTTGTTTAGCGTGTCTGCTAAGAGTTAGACTTACAGGTAAGTGCTAACAGAACCAGGAGTAAACGCAGTACCAAGACCTTTGACAATGATCAGGTGATAATAAAGATTAGCACCAAAGATGTTATTTACAATACCATAACGGGTCATGAGTCCAACGCGAGGAGCGAAATCATTCGGTCCAATTGTGCGTTGCACCATAATCGGGATGTATGGGCAGTAAATAATACCTGTGTCATAGTATTCAGAACCTTTGTAACCCAATAGCGCATATTCTACACCACTGGTATAATTACCAGAGTAGTAGTTAGGGCTATAGAGTGAAGTGTTCTGAACTTCAGTCCGAGTATCACGATAAACCGTCCAGCGGCTACCAACAGTACCAACTTTTGCGATACCAACACCAGCCGTCGAAACGGTTCCGTTGATTTCGTAAACCTTAAAGTCAGGAAGCATTTCGAGGATGCTGCAAACGCGAGGAGTGGCGATAACAAAGTTAGCGGCACCTCTACGGTTACGAGCAGCCATACGACCACTTTCGATAATAAGGCGTTGATAGAAGGTAATATTTCTTTCAGCAGTCCAACGACCATCCGCACTAACAGGACTCCAGATGGAGAAACCTGCGCCAGCACCAGCATTAAAGGCTGTTTGGATCATACGCATCACAACTTCACGGTCGATTTCAGCTTGGATCTCATACGACATTGCATTCGTAAGTTCTCCATCGATATCGATGCCGTTCATGTTTTTGATGTCTTGTTCCAACTCAACACTCCAACGAGTTGCAAGTCTACGTGTCCCAGCTTCAACAGCAGTTTTGTCAAACTTGAGTTCGATTTGAGGGATTTTACCCGTCAATTCGTAGTTGCTCAAAAGTTCAGCAATACCACGGTCTTGATCTGCGAATGTCCACTCGGCATGACCAGAGAGGAAACCAGCAGATGTGCCAGTGAAACGTGTGTCCAGAAGTTGATAACCAAGTTCGTCGTTCGGAAGACCAGTGCTACCAGTGTAAGCAGCTTTAAGCTGATTACCGAAACTGGAGCCAGTTCCACCTTGACTAGCGTATCCGTCGATACCACCATCGCTCAAAGTATCACCTTGGTAGGCATAACGAAGAGCGAAAGCAAGACCGACAGGTCCGCCCATAGGCTGAACGCCTACGATCTCATTGGAAATCAATTCAGGGAAAGTACGTCTAATCATAGGAATCAGAATCTTTGGAAGACGAGCATCACCAGTAGCATAAGCATCGGTATTA